GGCAACATCGTCAGGAGCCAAAAACTCATCGATCAGGGCGGTCAACCCAGCCGGCAAATCCTCATCCTGCCGAGCACGTTCCTCTGCCACCTCGTCTTCCGTAAGACGCCGGTGCTCGTTACCCCTACGACCAGCAATCTCGTTCTGGATGTCCATTTGAGCGCGATCAAATTCAGTAACCGCGAACTCCTCATCCGTGGTCCCACCAGTGCGCCGCTGATTGTAGGTGTCCACCGCGCGATTGAACTCTTCAAGAAGCTCTTCGTCCGACAAACCCGCGTAGTCCATGTTCCGTGTGCCAGCTACATACCGGGCATCACTCGCAAGATCGTCAACCGTTTGCCGTCTGGATATCTCCGGAAGTTCTAAATCACCCGCACGAGCCGCCGCATCACCCGCCGCCGCATCTGCTAAAGCGTCCGTGGACCGTGGACCGGTGGCCTTGCTCCCACTCATATACGCTTTGGATGCCTTGATACCCTTACCAATCAAGAACGGATCAGCAAGAAACTCGCCAACCATCGCGCCCTGACGAAACGGATTCATACCTGCCCGAGTTAATGCATCAGGACTATCACTCGGCGCGTCTATGTTTTCGCCAAAACCAAGCCGACGTAATTGAGACTCGGCCCCATAGTTCTCCTGAAAACGAGTAACGTCGCGGAAAAACTCAACCTCCGCAGGATCTAACGACTCACCGGTGCCAAGTTTATACAAAATGACAGGAGCATCACGAAGCAGCAGCGCCGTAATATCAGCAGGTAACCCCGCTAAACCAGCCGGGATCCCCGCACCAATGCCCTTGAGTACCTCAATACCCTCCGACAAGGGCCGTGGACCACGGTTCAGGGACTGGCGGCGGGGATTGGGTTTTGGTAGTTCCATCAATAATACTCACGTTTTCTGCCGGGGAGCATGTCTTCTAGCTCTTCACCCTGTAGACTGATAAAACCACCCTGACGAAAACGCATCAAGGCCATAGTCATACTATCACAGAAGTCATCATGGTCACCATTTGGAAACGAAGCGACTTCTTCTATTACTTCCTCCGCGAACTTCTGGGCGGCAGGATACCAAACTTTTCCTGACTCGAATATAGGAGAGGCCATATGCATACGTGTGGTCTTGTCGATTCCGCCCCCACCCCTACGACGCCCCGGCGAGAAGGTGATGACAGGGAGGTTCAGTAACCTCATCTCGTCAGCCAGTGGCTGACCGGTGGCTTTTGCCTCGATCAGCATCATGTCCGGTTCCCAGTATTCGTTCTCCTCGATGGCAATCTGTTTCAACTCCGGGAAGTTCCACCGTCCCCGTTTGGCATCCAGCATGATCAGGTGCTGGTCACCATTGGCATGCGGCTCAAACACGCCCCACGTCGTGATCGCCGAGAAGTCAGCAGTCTCTTTCTTGGAGTACGCCGTATCGTAAGACTGAATAATGTAGTCAAGCTGCGGAATATCTTCTTCCGTCCACTCGTTCCACCACTCCCGTTTGATGACAGCGGTCTCTTCCGACACAGGATTCTGTTGCCACTGAGCATTCCACTTGCCCAGCGACAGCGAGGCTTTCACCTTCAGAAGCTCTTCTTTTTTCCAGAATTCAGGCCAGAGTGGTTCCCCCGACGGCATGATCGCAGGAAACTCGACCACCTCCCACTGGTCAGCCATCATGTCAGCCGCCTGTGCCGTCAGTAACCTGCCCGTCAGATCCTTCTTGGACCAGCGTGTCTGGACAATAATAATGGCACCCCCAGGCTGGAGACGCTGACGCGGGCCAGATGTGTACCATTCGTATGTATTGTCGTAAGCAGAGGATGACAGTGCATCCTGCTCCGAGTGCGGATCGTCAATGATAAGAAGATCCGCACCACGACCGGTCATCGCAGCGCCCACCCCCGCTGCGAAGTATTCCCCGCCCGCGCTGGTTTCCCACCGACCAGCAGCTTGGCTGTCCTGTTTAAGGTCAGTATTGGGGAAGATCTCGTGATAGACCGGATCCGCAATGAGATCTCTGACCTTGCGTCCGAATCTTACAGCAAGTTCGGTGTTCATTGTAGCCTGAATGATTTTTAACTTGGGATTTCTGCCAAGGAACCACGAGGGCATGAGATAGGAGGCAAACTCTGACTTCGAATGTCGAGGCGGCATGTTGACTATCAAACGCTTCAAGTCACCCGATGCAATACGCTCCAGCTTCTCTGAAATGATTTTGTGGTGGCGCCCAACGATGAAGCCGTCATACACGTGCTGAACGTATGACATAAATTTTTCTTGGGCTACGTCACGTAGCTCAAGACGCTGACGCTGCTCTTCAAGGAGCAGCATCTCTTTCAGGACTTCTTCTGGGAGGAGGTCTAAGTTACCCGTCATGCTCGAACGATATTACGGGCCATTGAATTTATCAACGCTATATATTGTGCTGCGCGCAGGTCGCAGGTCAAGCAAAAAGGGGGGTGGGGGGTCAACTTTATTCGAGGTGTGTTGCTGACGCGCAACAGTAACCCCGGTGCGGCGAGGTGTCGCACCCATGCATTTAGTTCTTGTGACCATCACTTAATAGGAGTAAGATCGTAGTAATGGCACTAATGCCAGAACTCTGACTGTTCATAGAAAGGACAATGTCATGCCTAAGATTACCATCCCTGCAACCATCACGCTGGACCTGCCAGCAGCCGCCGAGTGGGCGGACATCTTCAACGCTGTGGACGACGTGAAGCAGCAGCCGGAGATGACCACCACCATCATCGCGCCAGCATCTGCGAAGAAGCTGACGCCGATGCCAGCAGCCGTAATCGAGCGGTTGCGTCAGGCTGGCAACCGGTTCGTCTCGATGCGGAACCTGAAGAAGCATCTGCGGAAGCAGTTCCACAAGCGGGACGTATCGAACGGTTCGGTGCATCAGTTGGTCCACCTGCTGCGCTCCGAAGGGTTCGAGATCGAAACCCACGGGAAGTATGGCGGTGGCTATCGTCTTGTGAAGGAGGCAGCGTGAATGGACATCGACCACCTTGCGAAGGAGTTGGCGAAGTTCAGGGCGGTGTTTCACCGCCCCGACCCCAGCGGCAGCGAGTGCGAAGATTGCGCTGGAACCGGCATGATCCTCGTCACTCATTCCGTCGCAGATCCCATGCGCGACGGCTTCGAAGAAGAGTTCGAAGAACTCTGCCCGACCTGCGAGGGTGAAGGCATCTAACACAAACCTGGGCGGGCACGGCGCAGCCGTGCCCGCCCTTTCTTTGTCCATAACCCCAGCGCGTCTGGTGCGCGCAGCGGCCCGCAGCCCGGCGCTATATAGGAGGCGCGGCGCGCGGGCCGCAGCTTGGTGATAATGTTTGATGTTTAGTGATCTTGTGTTATTCTGTATTGGGCATCCTGCCCGCCCGCGCGTTGCGCGCGGTAACCGCGTTTTTTCAAAACTGAATAACGCTATTTTTGCGTCGGGCGTGGTGCGCCCGATGCGTGTATTGGAGGACGAAATGCCAAAGAAATACTTCGAGCATGGGTACAACACATGTACCCATCACGACGAACACGGGAACAAAGAATACACATGGTATGAGTACGACGCGCGCGGCTTGGCTCTCGGGGGGCGCATGTGCCACCTGTGCTGTGACGAAGTCATGGCGGACAATCGCAAGCGATACCGCGAAGATGTGTTCACCGACTCGAACTACTGGCACGAAGAAGATCTAGACGAGGAAGCGGCGGTGGGCCGCGAGGAACGCTACCAATACCTGCGTGATCAACAATAAATCAAACACGGACCGCCCGAAGGGCGGTCCGTGTTTTTTGTGCCCGGCGCCCGCATACCGGGCCGGGCGCATCGGTCCGCAGGCCGCAGGTTTTCCCTTGATTTATTAGTGATATTGTGTGACTGTTATCTATCATTACCGTTGGAGGATTAACGATGAATGCCGAAGAATTGAAACAAGCGAGAGAGGACAAAAAACTTTTGTCCAATGTGTCGAAAATGCCCGGCTATAGCATCAGCCGGGATGCGTGGCTGTGCGACGTAGGCAGCAGGCTTGCCGAGATCGAGGGCAGCACATGCGCGAATTGCTACGCCCGCAAGGGCATGTATCGCATGCCGAACGTCCGCAGGAAGATGATCGAACGCGAGGCATTTTTTAACGCGCCCGATTTTGTGCCGCGCATGGTTAACGTGCTGAACATTGTCCGCAGCGAATGGTTCCGCTGGTTCGATTCGGGCGACGTGGGCAGCGTGGGCATGGCGCTGAACATTATTGACGTATGCCGGCAGACACCAAACAAGCGCCATTGGATACCGTCTCGCGAATATGAAAAGTGGACGCGCGCCCTACAGATCGACAAACTGCCCGACAATGCAGTTTTGCGGATGTCCGCGCACATGATCGACGGACCACGGTCCAAGGGATTCGTGCACACTAGCACAGTCCACAGCGGAACGCGGTCCCTTTACGATATCCCGCGCGGTCAGATTTGCCCGGCGCCGCAGCAAGGCGGCAAGTGCAGTGAGTGCCGAGCCTGCTGGTCAACGGACATTGTCAATGTCTCCTATCACCAACACTAATCCTCCGAGGAACACGGACCGCGATTCGCGGTCCGTGTTTTTTTATTCCGTGACGCCCGCCCACGATTTGTGCGCGCAGGCCCGCAGAGCAGCGGGCGCATCGCGCAACGGTCCGTGCCACGCGGGCGCAGCCCGCAGCACATCGATCCGCGAGTCGCAGATTTCGGGCGCAGCAGAACCGTCAAATAAAAATACATCGCCGGTCGAGGGTGCATGGACCAAGAAAAAACTCGCACCGCCACAACGTGTATGCGCCAAATGCCAAGCAATTTGCGAGGTTGATAAGGATACGCGATTATTTTTAATTATTTTCAATTCGCACCAGACCGGCACCCCATCCATGCACAGATATACGTCCGGCATCCCTTGCCCAGCACGGTTTTCAATCCGCTGGAAGTGGGTCTTTTTCGGTAAATTCTGCTTCAAGGAGTTCCACAGGCTGCGTTCCGTCGTGGGCATCTTCGATCCGTTTCATGTTGTCGAATGCGTGGGGATATTCCTGCCGGATGGCAGCGAGTCGGGCGACGATCTCTTCACGCGAAAGCTGGTCAAGCTGGTGAACGTGTGTCGATTCCCGACGGTCGATGGTCAGGCCACCAAGTGCGGACCTGATCTTCTCGGCGTTGATCGCGGCAGAAAACTGTCCGGCCTCTTCGGCAGCTATGGACAAGTCCTCGAACCGCTTCAACTGATTCAGCAGCGTGACGCCGTATCGGCGTTCCCGAGCCTGCCGCAATTCTTTGATCAGTTTCGGCACCTCTGGGAATGTCTTGCCGTCGAGAAGTTTCGCCGCCTGCACGTTGGCACTGCCTTCGGCATAGCCTGCCTTTCTCGCGCACTCGGTATTGCTGTATCTGCCCTCGACATAATACTTGGCAAATTCTCGTTGCCGGTTCGTCAGCCCGGCTGGTCTACCTACCTTGCCCATAGCGATATTTTTTGCCCTTTGCAGTTTGAAAAACCAAAAATCAACG